CCCGTATCTATACCGTTACACTAATTACTGTCCCTACATCCAGATCTTCTAAGAGTTAGGATCGGAAACACTCTAAAGAAACTAAATTACAATCACTTAAGAATTGCAATATCATTCCCGAGTCTACAGCTTAATCACCAGGTCATTATTAAACTCACTTAAGAAGCTCAATAAAATCCCGTTTCACTTTCGACTATGTTCCCCACCCTCTACTCCACTTCTGGTCCTAGCAGCAATAACCCATCCTAAGGATCATACTGATGATTCTTCAGTGTTCATTTAGGACGACGTTTACGAGCATTAAGGAGAACCTTAATGGCCGCTAACGGCGATTCAGCCTTTGGAGCTACATCTTGATCGAGAAGCTTTGCTTCCGCACGCGACAAAGTCGCCATCAATTCCTTAAATCTGTCCGCTTCGCTCGATTTTTCAATCAAAACTTCAAGTGACAGACTCATCGGTTTCACACCATCGAACTCCTTTTGATACACTTCTATTTTCCGTTTAAACAGCAAATAAAAATGCAATCAAACAGCATTTACTAATTGTTCATATGATGACCATGTCATCACAAAATCAATCGTAAACACATGTTTAGGTGCTGAAGGCATTAATGCAGCCATAAGTTCAGATGCTCTCTCACATGCAATTTCATGATCTCAATAATCCTTACTCATTCACTTATGCATAAACATGATAAGAGGACGAGCAAGAGCTAATATCAACCACGGTTCCTCAATGTTCCAGACCCTTTTCAAGAAAGAATCAGAACGCGGAGTAACTGTCTGTCCCTTAATAATCTGACTTACCATCGAAATGATATAATCACAATTACAATTCAGAAGTATTGCTCTATAAAACTTAAATGACGGTTCCTTAAGGTTTAATAGACTCTGAAGGACAACCACATATGAAACTAATCCTTGACGTGCTAACATTGTTCACACCGCTAAAAGACTGAAAGTTCAATCTCCTTTACGATACTTACGATGTTTACACACATTTGCCAATCACAACACAAAATTTGCAGGACGAATACCCTTATTTAGTAAACTAAATGCGATATTCGCTCTACCCATCATAGTATTCTGACTGATAAATGCCTTCCAAGGAAGAGCTGAAACATTTCTCCCATTATGTCCTGTGACTTTCGCAAACTCAAAAGTCTCATTAGCACCTATTACACTCTTTGACAAATTAATTCCAACTCCTAATTCAGCCATAATAGCCAAATAAGCAGTTGCAACGTCCTCATCAAAAATTACAATATCATCACCTAATAATTCGTAGTTATCGTATCACTTGACACTAAAATCTTTAAACTCTAGCGCCTTCGCAGTACGATAAGCCAACTGGACTATCAAATGATGTGTTAATGCTAACATAGCTCATGAAGATAGAGCACCCATCGGTTGACCCGTTGAATACCTTAATTTCATAGAACTACGCGACGTAACTTCATCTCCAGGGAGAAAATAATCACGGTCCACCAATAGCTGTTTCCATGCTAATGCTGCCCGCTCCCCTATTAGGGGAGTGAGTATATCAACTTGGATAGCTATAGGTAACCGATCTGTAGCAGCACTTAGATCATAACCAAATGACTTTTGAGCTAATTTAACCTTTGCAAAACATCTCTTAACAGACGCCAGCTGATCAAATGTCGCATCATTAGGTAATGACTTAAGAAGGGAAAACAAAGAATCATGCAATGGTTTTAGTATCGACTGTGTCCATACATCCACCAGAGCAAAAACCCTTACTTTCCCTGCAGCCTCATCCTTAGTACTTAACTGTCCCATTAGACCGCCCCAGGACTTCTTAACAAATAGTTTAGAAGGCCCATTAAGGCCATGTAGATCCTTCAAGAGATCCCATAGCAATGACAATCTATTAGCACCAAAGCACTCAAACAAAGTGAGCAAGGGCCCTTCTAAATTCAAAGCACGTAAGTGCAATGGATCAAAAAGGACTCCTGTTCAGCTTGTACGAGATGACGGAGAGGCTTTTTCCAACAATAGAATATCTATGTTACTTCCGACTATCGGAGGGAAAGAGGACTTTAAACTGGCACTTAAAAGTGAGAGTTTAGAGCCTACATCCCTAAGAGAATCAGGAGTAGCAGTCGTGATATCCGTTATAGTTCCTAACTTAAGACTACCTGGAATACGTATAACTCGGTAAACACTAAACAATGTTAGTCAAAACCGAATTATA